CCCAGATAAGAACTGGACTATTGGTGTAAACATTAATGGTAAATGGTATAACCAAGCTGCGTTTCCGTCAAAAGATCAAGACGGCAATGTCAAGGAAGGTGAGTTGACAGTAATTTTAACACCAAGTGGAGCAGGTAAGTCTGCGAATAATAGCTTTGCAAAAGCTAATGATGGTGGTAATAACGAATATACCTTTTAACTTAGGCTAAAGGGTATGCAGCAGGGTGGGGTTTTTTTCCCTTTCTATCGTTTTCCCCACCTTGCTAAAAAAAAGGAATTGATATGGCAGACAATATAAAAGAACCAGCACACTACATAGCAAACAAGATTGAACCAATAGATTTTATTATTGAAAACAATTTTAATTTTTGCGAGGGTAATGTAATTAAATATATTTCTAGATATAAAAGAAAGAATGGTATCGAAGATCTTAAAAAAGCAAGACAGTATATAGATTTTTTGATTAAAAAAGAAGTTGAAAAAAGTAAATAAGTATGACAAAATTTAAAAGAATTATCAATGGAGAGTGTCATTTTACAATGATCGAACTCTTTGATGATGTAGAGAAGGCTGCAAACAAATCTAATAATGGAGAGTTTGTAGAATGTAGAATTGATAATTTAAGATTCGATTCTACAAGAGTAACAAAGGAGCATGATGGAACAAATCCGAATGCGTCTGCAAAAGCTGAAAGATCTTCAAGCGAAAAAGCATCAGAAGTATCTAGAAGCAAAGAACAAAGTAAGTAAGTATCAACAAGATTCTTACAAATTGCTTTGGCAAATAGAGCAGACAAAAGAACAGTTAATGACAACTAAATAGTTATTAACTTAATAGTTGAAAAAAAAGAAAGGAAAACGTAGGGGATCTATGACTGTAAATGTAAGCACACACTATCACAAACACATTAAAAACTTAAATCAGAATCACTTTATCTATAAGGTTAAGAAAGCATTTTACCTTTTAACGAACCAAGAAGAAAGATTATATGAGGTAGGGTTCTCAGAAGGATTTCTGTACGCAGCAGAACTAATGCAAAGACAACCAATCCTAGATAGCAATAACAAAACTAAGATTGCTACTACATTTAAAACAAAGAACGCAAACCTGGAAGTCGTATCTAAACTTGTAGATAAAGTGTGTGAGAAATATACTGTAAGCAAACATGACATCTTCAGTAAAGGTAGAACAAGAGATGTAGTTCGAGCAAGAAGTATAATCTATAATTTATTATATGAAGGTTATAATGTTAGCTTATCTTCTATGGCTAGATTATTTAATCAAGATCATACCACAATCATTCACTCATTAAGAAACAAACAAGACAAGAAAAATTATTGGGGTGTAGAAAATTCTATTTGGGAAGAGTTTGAGGAATTAAAAAGAATTACTTTTTAAATCCCATCAACATATTCTTATAAGCTTTAGCAGAGATCGTAGATTTCTTTTTAGATTTTGATGTACCTGCTTTTTTCTTTTTATTAATGTTGTAGTACAAACCTTTCTTAGCAATCTTGCCAGACTTAGTTTTGTGATAACCTTTCTTCATTAGTATTTACCTTTTGATTTTACTTTCATACCCTTTTTCTTAGCGTATGCTTTAGCTTTCTTTTTACCAGAAGCTGTGTACTGAAACTTTTTCTTTCCGACCATTGGCATTTTGTTTCTCCTGTTGTTGTTTAAGTTTTAACTCACAATAGTTATCAAAGCAAGAGCCATCTTTACCATCATGACAAAAATATTCTTTCTTAGCTGTGACAATCCATCCACCTTCATCACTCATTAATTGTCTGTTGCATTCTTTACAGTAACCACAGATTAATGATTTAGTTTTTGGTTTCTTCCAACCTTTTTTTTTCATTAACAGTTCCAAGCTCTAAGAGATTTATTTATTCTACTATTAGGATCTCTTGCAGTTTTAGCTGAAGTTAATTTCTTCTTCATGCCTTTCATCCTCGCGCAGAAGCTAGCTCTTCTTTTGTTGCCTACCTTTTTACTTGGTGCTTTTAGATTGCCACCAGTAGCACGATTATAACTACGTCTACCTTTAGCATTCAATCCACCTTTTGGATTCTTTCCTGCTTTACGTTGCCATGCTGGTGTCTTTGCCATAATTATTTATCTCTTATACTATCTATAAAATTATATATTCTTCCTATTTGTTTATCAACATTCATAATCTCTTCTGATAGCATACCAATATGAATTTGTAATTCAACAATAGTAATCAAAACATAAGTAGATAAACCTAAAAGAATTGTACCAAGTAAAGCAATTAGAGCTGTGTTGTGTTGTCGTTTCATTTAGCAACCTTACCTTTGTTGATACCTTTTTTAATTACATAATCTTGTGTACCATTAGCACCAACATTAACTTCTTTCTTTAGATGTTTAAAGATATTCATCTCTTTAAGTTTTCTTTCTGTATGCTTCTTAAATGATTCTAAAACTTTAGTGTCTCTCATTTTCTTTTTCTCTTTTTATTTAGCAGTTTAACTCTTAGCTGCCATAACCATGAAGTAAATTTAACAGAGTAAGTCTCAAGCAATGAGAAGAACTTATCTATTGCAGAAAAAAAATTATAAATAAATTTATCAATCATCTTCCACCACCCTTGTATCTTGTCTGTTTCTTCTGTCTCTTCTCGTTTTTATTCTGAGATTTTTTATGCACACCTTTTCTCTTCTTAGGTTTCTCTCTAGGTATAAAGTGTGTGAACTTTTGTTTAGCCATAATTTTATTTATTTCTTTTTTTTAGAAAAGCCATTACTTCTTTTTCTTATATTTCTTTTTCTTTTTCTTCTTACCTGTTTGCTGAGCAAGAAGTGTAGGTTTCTTTTTACTGTATTGTGATACGAACATTGTTGGTGCTTGTGTTGACATTACTTCCTCTTAATTAAATCTGTTGCTTTTAAACCATAGACACTTGCTATGACACCCACGAAAATTGTCTGATACCAAAAAGGTAGGTTAGAAAAGTATTCAAAGAATAGCTGCATCTTCTCCATGTGTTCTGGATTGTCTGACCATACTGCAAAGCCAAGCATAACAATAGGTACTGACAATAGAATCAAAATAAATTCGTCTTTCCAGTCTGAATCTCTGCTTTGTAATAGCTTACCTTGATACTCTGCTTCACCATTAGCCATCTTCTGAGCATGGTTCATTTGAGCATCTGCCATAAGCATTTTAGTTTTTTGTTTATTCTTATATATATGGCTACCTGCTTGAACAGCTAACTTAATTGCACTTAACCACATCTTATATCTCCTATAATTGGTTTATATTTTGTCTTACCATCTTCTTTAAAAGCTCTCAAGAATTGTTTTCTAGGTTTATCTGCGATACTGCAATGCACCCATCCACTTGAAGGCTCACCAATGGTATAAAATTCAAGGATCATTTGATCCCACCCATCTATATTATCTTTTATCCAATATGCAAGATCAGCATTATCTGTGCCTGGCACTTCAAAATCTACAGCTTCAGCTTTACTGTGTTGGCTATTGATTGAGCTGCCTATCTTAACACAAAGATCTACAGATCTAAATCCAGACGTTACAATTACTGGACCAAACTTATCTCTAACTGGTTGAAGTAAAGTCTCGCAAAGGTTTTGTAGTTTAGCAATCTGATCTGAGTTAGGTTCGTTAGGTATACCCAATCTTATTGCTGTGTCTGACTTGGTAAGTTCTTGAAGCGTAAAGTTTTCTGATAATTTCATTCGTATATTATTTTCACTCCTAATTTCTTTTGTTCTTTGGTTGCTCCTCTAGATATAAATGATCCTTTGAGATTTCTTTTGTATCCATCGGGTGCAGTATAGCTATTAACTTTTCTGTAGTTCTTAGATTTAACATCGTAAGCAGTATACTCACCTGTCGTCATATTTAAAGTAACAATATCTACTGGACCAAGACCACCAACTGGCGTGAACACTAAAAGATTAGGATCTTCAGCAAGTCTAAGTTGTGCTTTTAATTCTGAAGTTAAGCCTGTAATAGCTTTTACTCTTCTAGCCATTATATTTGATGTAGCCTAGCAAGGAAGCTATAGCACCACCAATAAGTAATAATACTCTGAAGCCACCCTTACTTTTATTAACATCACTTTTTAATTCTTTTATATCTGTACGCATTTCATCTATTGCTTTGAATAAAGTTTTCATTCTTTCTGCACAAACCTTTTCATGATAAGATATTCTTATAGAGTTGTTATCCTCTATACCTTGCTTCAAAGTTTTTCTTCTCTTAGGCATCATCTCTCTCTACCTCGTTACAGAAATAAGTTACATATAATTTCTTTTCGTTAAATGTTTCTATGTTTTCATTAGTAACTTTGATGGTAGCTGCTGCACCAGACTTAGTACAGTCTGTCCAGGAATTAAATTCTACTGGTGATATTGCTGTGTTGTTACACATACCTGTGATAGCCGAACAGATAGTATAAGCTAACACAAATTTCATTATGCTTCAACTAAATCCCATGTTTGATTTTCTTCGTTCCAAGTATATGTATTATTATCATCTGGTCTAACAACTGGTGCTTCCCAATGACAAGTATTTTCATTTAATAACCAAGATGGATAAGGTTTTGGTGGAATAAAAGCATCTCTATCTTCATCATAAGTAAAACCTATTCCAGCAAAATTTTTTCTAAAAGGTGTACCACCTAATTTATGAATATTACCAACTGTATTATAAGATGTTTGTTTCCAAATTGACCAACCAGTTAATTTAGTTAAAAAATCTATTCCATTAACTTCTTGTTCTACACCATTACTATCATGTAAAACTTCATTATTTACTGATTGAACTTCAATTACTTTTCCATTCATTCCTATTTTTGCGAAACTAGCCATTATGCTGTGTAACTCCCTGATCCATTAAATTGCATTATTGTATTACTTCCTGATGTTGTAACTGTTGGACTTCCTGTTGTTGTGGCAGAATAATTTGCTGTTGGAACACTTAAAATAACTACACCTTTACCTCCAGATGCACCATCAACAGAAGAACCTCCGCCTCCGCCTCCGCCACCTGTGTTTGCTGTTCCAGAACCTACAGCACCATTACCAGAAGCACCACCATTGCCTCCACCACCAGATCCACCAGATCCACCTGAACCTACATAAGCACCTCCTCCTCCTCCTCCAGCATAAGTTACTGAAGAACCTGTTATAGAAGAAGATGTACCAGCACCTCCAGCAGCACCAGCGTTTGAACTTGCAGCTACACCAACTGCACCAGCACCTCCTCCACCAGAACCACCATTTTCACCAGAATTATTACCACCATTATTTCCTTGACTTGGAGAAGTTGAAGGTGTGTTACCAGTACCTCCAGTACCAAGAAAACCAGCACCTCCTCCTGAACCACCTGATACACCATTTCTACCTGGATCTTGACCCTTAGCACCACCACCTCCCCCAGCAGAAGTAATAGTTGTTAATCCTGTTCCTGAAATAGAAGAATCACTACCACTTGACCCAACAACTGAACTACTTGTTGAACCAGCACCACCATCTCCTACTGTTACTGTAATTGTTGTTCCAGGCGAAAGGTTTTGTGTTGAAGTTCTAAATCCTCCAGCACCTCCTCCACCAGGTGCATCTCCACCATCATCATTACTTCCACCACCACCTCCTCCAGCGATAACTAAAAAATCTGCTGAATAAGGTTGTGCAGTTTCATTAGATACATCATCATCAGAAGTTGGAATCCAACCTTGTGTTGCACCAGAGTAAATAATTTTTACTGATTGACCAGTAGTATTATAAGATGGATTAGGAGATGTGTTTCCTTGAAAATTTAAACTGTTTGTATTTAGAGTAACTGCATTAGTTCCCCAAGTTCTTGCATAGTCAGAAAATTCTATAAAATCTCCAACACTTGCTGAAGCAGGTAATGTAACAGTACAAGCATTAGATGTTGTATCAATCCAATAACCATTTCCAGCTACTGCTGTTAATGTTGTTCCAGTTACAATAGTTGATTGCCAATCTGTACCAGCACTAAAAGGTAAAGCTGTTACATTAGCTAAAGAATTATTATCAATTCTTGCAGCATCTAAAGTACCAGTAGTAATTTTTGCTGCATCTACATTTAATATATCTGCATTATCTACTTTACCATTAGCATCTAGTAAATCTGATAAATTTCTTGTCTTTGTCATAGTTTTTTATACCTTATTTTTATCTTGCTTAAAACTTTTAGTTTTATTCTCGTTGATTATGTAAAGCGAAGCGATCATAATTAACGAGCTGTAGCTGGGTTATCTCCCACTAAAGGTTCTTCGGCAAATGCCATGTAAATGTATGTTGCACCTGAATTATTTAATCTATTATCTACAGTTCTTACTTTAAAACCATTTGACAATATATCTAAAGAATTATTTGTAGTTGAGTTATCAGCATCATTAGTATTTGGACTTAACATAACTATTGATGGATTATAAGTAGACCTTTTTACATCTTGTAAATTCCACTGTTCTCCACCTGCTGTACCACCACCAGAGTGTTTTATTAAAATCCAAGCAGGTTTAAACCCTGTATAGATAAATGGTCCATCAGCATTACCATTACCAGTATAAGAACCAAACTTGCTAAATCCTTTTTTCTCTGCGAAGCAGTAGGCTATAAAATCTGTGCTAGATTCATTTGTTTCAAAATAACTACCTACAGAAAAAACAGAAGAAGTAGGAGTTGTATTATTAAAATAATTTGAACTGCTATTAACTGCA